GTTGATCCTGAGCCTGTTTGCGGTCGAAATTGCAAATATGGTCAAGTAACAAACTCACACTATCAAACAGGGCAAGGCGTAAAGCCTGCCCTTCTACCACCCCCATCCAACAGACCGGCAAGACCGGCAAGGATTCAAAATGTTCAGGCTCGAATGGAATCGCGGCTTTTGTATCGTCGGAACTTTCGCGGAGTGCGAGAGCCACCCGGCTTACTCGATAGCAACAATCTACCGGCGCATGCCGTTTGGTTGGGAAGTGATTTGACTTGTGGGATTTCCGGCAAATGTTGACGTTCGCTTGTGCGGACTTGGCGAACTGATCGCAGCAGACCTCGCAGATGGTGAAACGCCTTCCGAGTGGATACGCGATGCAGTGGCACGCAAGCTAGGCGTGGAAGCTCCAGTTGTCGAACTGGGGCAAAAGAATTTTGGCGAGCAAGGCGCGGCTGGTGCGGCGGCTCGGTGGGGAAATAAGAAAGTGGCAAAGAAGAAGGGGAAGAAGTGATGAACAAACAAGAAAGCCTTGACCGACTCGAAGCGATGGTAGACGACTCGCAGATCGACTGGGACTTAAGCCCGAACGACATCGCTGCGATTAAGTTTGCCATTGAGGCGATTAAGCAACTTGGTGTTTGCAGGGAATCGCTATTTGGTATTTGGGAGCTGACCATGCGAGGAAGTTCTCTAGGGATGACAGCCCCTATGGTGCTTATGCAAATCAGACTGATAAGCGATCGCGGGTTGATTGATCCGATTGACTAAGCCTACAATGAATGCGAAGGGAAAAGTAGCTTGCGGAATTGCAAAATCGATTGCACTAGCGTACACTGTTGACATGATTACCTCAACACAAGCTGCAAAAGAAATTGGTTGTTCGGTCGCCACAATCTCGCGTTGGGCCGCTAGACTTGGCTACACGAGACGGTTTGGAAACTGCATTTTACTAACCAAACCGCAGGTCAACGCAATTAAAAAAGCCTGGAAAAAGAAGGCTGGAAACCCCGATTTTGGAAAATCTTTGAGAACTACTATTGCAAAATAGTTTGCATGTCGATACAGTTCAGGCATGGGGCAGTTGGCAGCGTTGCTAACAATTTTTGGGAACTTAGGTGCAGGCCAAGATTTGGTCACGGATTGCATCAGATCGGAATTATTTTTATGGACTATTCACGAGCATGCGAATTGCTTGGATTCACAACGCCAAAGTCTTTGCGTGACAACGCCGAACTGGCAAAGTCAAGGCTTCGGTCGTATCAAGGAAATCAAGTTGCGTTGCGTTACTTGGTTGCTTGTGATGTCTTGATCAAGGCTGATCAAGAATGCAACTAACTTTTAACTCAAGCTCAGCCGAGAGCTATTCGCAATTTTTGCAGCTTCGCAAGTCACCCGTTTACCACTTTCGCGGCAATGCTGCGATTGTGCCTGATGAGTACGCGGCTCAATTTGGTTTGCCAGTTGAGGCTGTCCAAACGACATATCGACCGATCAAGGAAGCGTTTGACTACCAAAGAGACATTGCACGGACTGCAATTCAGAAGCGCAAGTTTGCAATCTTTGCAGACTGTGGACTCGGCAAGACGTTGATGCTTTTGGAGTATGCAAAACACGCTCTGAAGCAATGCGGCGGTAAGGTTTTGATTGTGTCGCCCTTGATGGTTTGTAAGCAGACTGTTGAAGAGGCGTCGAAGTTTTACAAGTCAATGAACATTGGACGAGTAGTTGCGGCTGACTTGCAATCGTGGCTAGACTCGAAAGGTTCAGCGATTGGAGTCACTAACTACGAAGCTATCAGAGAAGGACTTACGCAAGGCAATTTAACTGCGTTGATCCTGGACGAATCCTCGATGCTCAAAAGCCATTACGGTGCCTGGGGTACTCGATTGATCGAACTTGGTCGCGGCCTTGAATGGAAGTTGTGCGCAACAGGCACGCCAGCTCCAAACGACCGAATCGAGTTTGCAAACCATGCTGTGTTTCTCGACAGAGCAAAGACCGTCAACGAGTTCCTGGCAACGTACTTTATCAATCGCGGTGAGACGCAAAACAGATGGGAACTAAAGCCTCATGCTTTGAAACCTTTCTATCGGTCGCTTGCTGATTGGTCGATCTTCTTGACGAATCCGGCGGTGTACGGATGGAAGGATAATGTCGGAGTGACTCCACCAATCATCGTCCATGTCGATCATATCGAACTGACGGACGAGCAACGGACAGCGGCGCAACAGCTAACGGGCGACCTGCTGACAACTTCGCTGGGTGGAATCGGTACTCGCGGCAAGCTGTCTCAGATCGCTAAAGGCAAGAACGGCATCGCATCGAACAAGAATGGATTTATTCGGAAGCAAGTCGAAAGCTGGATGGCTGACGAATCGACAATAATTTGGTGCCACTACAACGACGAACAAGAGCAGATGGAAAAGACATTTCCAGAAGCGGTTTCGATCAGTGGCGACACTCCAGAAGCCAAACGCCAGTTGTACATCGATCAGTTTAAGAGCGGCGAAGTCAAAATCCTAATTTCGAAAGGAAAAATTTTAGGGTTCGGTCTTAATCTGCAAGTATGCACAAGGCAGGTTTGGAGCGGGTTAAAAGACAGCTACGAGGAATTCTATCAAGGGGTGAAGCGGTCGAATCGAATTGGATCGACTAAGCCTTTGAACGTTCACATTCCGGTGACTGAGCTAGAGGTTCCATTTGTGGAAAACGTGCTAGCAAAAGCTAGCAGGGTTGAGTCAGACACGAACGAACAAATGCAACTTTTTAAGGAGATAGGTCATGCCAGTTTTCAACGATAAGCAATGGGACATTCATCACGGGGACTGCATCCCTCACATGCTTCAAGACATGCCAGAGTCATGCATAGACTTTGCCGTATTCAGTCCACCGTTCCCTTCGTTATACGCTTACACCGATTCGGTATCGGATGTTGGCAACGTCGATAGCGTTGGTGCTGAAGCTCGAATTCATCTGTCGTTCTTCTTTAAAGGACTCGCAAGGGTTCTGAAACCAGGAAGGGCGGCTATCGTCCACGTTTGCCAGATACCACGCATGAAGCGATCCGGTGGCGTTGGTTTGTGCGACTTTCGAGGAATGAACATTCGACTTGGTGAACGTGCTGGATTGACTTACGAATACGACTGGAGCGTAAGGAAGAATCCACAAGCTCAGGCCATTCGAACACGATCAAGAGAGCTGCAGTTCAGTGGACTGGAAAACGACAGGGCAGCACAACGCGGAACATTGCAGGACTACTTAATCAAGTTTCGCAAGCCTGGAGTCAACGAAAAGAAGATCGACACAAAAGGACAAGTCAGCCGCAACGAATGGATCGACTGGGCAGAAGGATGCTGGAGCGATATTCACGAAACGGACACGCTGAACACAGCAGCAGCTAAAAGCGATGAGGACACGAAGCACATCTGCCCATTGCAGTTGGAAGTGATTCGTCGATGCGTACTGCTTTATTCCGATCCAGGTGAATTGGTGTTCAGTCCGTTCACTGGTATTGGATCAGAGGGTTACGTTTCGCTTGGTGGCAAGTCACCGAAAACAGGCAAACGAATCCTTGATCCGAGACGGTTTTACGGGTGCGAACTGAAGCCTGAATACTACGCTCAGGCATGCAGGAATCTGGAAAAAGCAAGCACATCGTTAGCAGACACGAATCAAGGTTCGTTGTTTGATCTTATGGAAGTCAACTAATTAGAAAAGGAATTATCTATGGTCATTTTGGAACGGGCGTCTCAATCGCTAATTGAGGTCGCCAAAGACGACTTGCTGCACGGTCAGCGGTATCTGCTGGTCGATGACTCGCATGCTTTGGTTGTGTGTGTGAGAAGCGTTGACGGGCGCAAGTTCGCCAAGGTTGAGCTGTCGTACTTGGCAGCACGGGTGCAGATGAGTTTGGACATTGTGCTGGATCACTTTACGACTGACTTGGCGAAGTTCTTTGAATTACCAACTATTTAAGGATTTATTTTCATGAAGACGATTGTTGTTGATGGCGTTGAGTTTGTAGAAAAAGCAAATTATCCGAAGTGCGAGCGAGCCATTGTGGTTGTTGATCGCGGCTGGATCTTCGCTGGTGATATTTGGCGTGAGAACGGGCGAATCTACTTAACGCGCGCAGTGCATGTTTTTCGGTGGGAGTCTATTGGATTTGGCGGAATGGTCGCTGATCCTAAGTCTAGCAAGGTCACACTAAAAGCAATGACGCGACCAGTTGAGATACCACAGTCGGCAGAAGTGTTTTGCGTCCCTGTTGATGCAGACTGGGGGATCTAATGAAAACTACCTTTAAGCCAATCTGCTACGGCAACGGCAACGGCAACGGCGACGGCTACGGCTACGGCGACGGCAACGGCAACGGCTACGGCTACGGCAACGGCAACGGCAACGGCTACGGCAACGGCAACGGCGACGGCTACGGCGACGGCAACGGCAACGGCTACGGCTACGGCTACGGCAACGGCTACGGCTACGGCTACGGCAACGGCAACGGCTACGGCTACGGCTACGGCAACGGCAACGGCTACGGCTACGGCACTGTTAGTAGCATTGGATTAACAGGAGCGGTAAGCATATGAACACGCACGAAATCGTAAATTTGATTGTCGCTAAGTTTGGCGGCAATCGCGTCAAGTTTGATGGCTTCGATGAGAACGTGATTGATTTCATACTTGGTCACAATTTGTATCGAGTCTTCTTTGCTGAACATCGAGAAAAGCTTCTTGTCATGCGATTGGCAGACGACGAGTTTATCCACGACAACTACTCGCGCTGGGTCGAAGGCATCCTTAACGGTATGGTTCGCAACGAAGCTGGGGAGATGGTGGCACGATGAGTAGCGTACTAACATTCCAATTCGTCCCAATCGACGATTCAGGCGAAGTCGATCAGCTCAAGTGGCAAGCAATCAGCTTTTACGAAAGCGAACCTGATGCCGTTTGTTATTGGGAAATCTACTGTAACCGTCACGGGCTTTTTACGGTCGATTGCTCGGACTATCAGATGGTCGATGGTGGTGAGTTCAACAGCGTGAACCTAAGCAACTTTGGAACTGCCAAAGAACTTTGCGAACGACTCGAAGATCGTTTGCAAATGGTGCTTGAAAGTGACGACCACGACTTGCGACCGCTTCTTGCTAAGCGAGAGCAACGAAACAAGGGATTGATCCCTGCTTAACACACGGACGCAACCAGCGGACGGAATCGACTATTCGATGGAACAAATAGGGCTGGCTTCATGGATGGGGATTTTACAACGGATGTTTTCTAAGGAGATGCAAGGATGGCTTTAGTATTAGGTCGCAAAAGCGGCGAACGTGTCTGGGTGGGAAACGATGTTTGCGTTGAGATCGTTTCTATCAAAGGTAACAAAGTAAGACTGGCTTTTCACGCGCACCCGTCGGTGCCGATCTTGAGAAGCGAAGTCAAGGAAGCTGATGAGAGAAGGGAAAAAGGCAAGTGAAAAGAATCGTTTATGTCAAGGTGATTATGAGTAAGCGCACGGGCTGTGCCCCAAGTCTTCACGGGTTCTACAGCAACCCGTATTCGGAAGCTCGCATCCGAGGCTACTTCGATGACTCGGTGACGCTTTTTTTCGAAAGAGCCACTGAACATCCTGAGTTGGTAGTCGGGGAAATCATGGAAGAGATAGAAGGCTTTCAGTACGGAAACTGTGTTGACTTGCGAATGCTAACAAGAAGCGAGTTTCTTCAGTCTGTCAGAGAAAGGGAGGCTGCAAATGCATAAGGTCATACATTGCAAATTTATTAAACGCGAACAAGCAAAGTTGATCTACGCGGCGGGTGCAAAGATCGACGACGACAGTTCCTTTGGCTACATACTTTCGAAAGGTAACGACATCGACTTCGAACCGAATCGCGACCCAGTGCCAACGGAAGCGAAACCTGGCTCGATTGAGAAGTTGAAAGTACTAGAAGAGCGTTTGTTGCGTGGCGAAAAGTTGTCCCATCCAGACGATGAACCGATGCTTGCAAGTCTTGAAGAGCAATCGTTGCTGTCCTTATTTGCGAAAGAGCAGATGGATTTGCGGAAGGAAGCGAGTGATAAGGCGAAGAAGAAACGCAAGCGAAAGCTATCAGCTTAACAGGCAAAACGGTTTTCGAGCGAGTTCGATTCTCGCTCTTGCCTTTGGGGTTTGTTTGTAGGTTTTGTTTTTAGGGGTTTGATTGTGTTGCATATCAACAAGGGAAAAAGGAATCGCGCACGTCGCATTCTGATCTATGGCGAAAACGGAGTTGGAAAGTCCTCGCTCGCGGCGAAGTTTCCGAAGCCTCTGTTTCTCAACATCGAGGACGGTATTGGCGATCTGGACGTTGACTCAACCGAAGTGATTCGGTCGATCACCGACTTCATGGGTTGCATGATTGGTGCCAGCGAGACGGACTACGAGACAATCGTGATCGATACGGTTGACTGGTTGGAAAAGCTGATCTTTGCCGACGTAGCTCAGAAGGCAGGCAAAAAGACGATTGACGACATCGGGTTTGGCAAAGGCTACCAAGCAGTCGAACAGCAGTGGAAATCGCTGTTCGACGGGCTGTCGTATCTTTGGCAGCAAGGAAGGCACATTGTGTTTACCTGCCACGAGCAAATCGAGAAGTTCACGAATCCAGATGGCGACTCGTACAACTATTGGAAGCCTGCCCTCCACATCAAAGGAAGCGGTTGCGTCACCGAATGGTGCGACGAGGTGCTGTTTGTTCGGTATCGCACGCTGACACGACAGATGGACGAAGGATTCGGTAACAAGCGATCCATTGCCATCGGTGGCAAAGAGCGAGTCATCGTCTGCAACAAGTCGGCAACCGTCGAAGCGAAGAACCGTCTTGGGATGGTAGATGAGATTTCCAGCTTCGCAGACTTGCAAAAGTATCTGCCAATCGTTTCGAAGCAAACGGTCGCTGTTCCTGCGTCAACGCAAGAAAAGCCTGCTGGCAACATCGCAGGCGTCGTCAAGAACGGAACAAGTAAAGGCGAAGCCATCGCGGTTGCTGAGCCTGTCGATTTGAGTGATTCCCCCTTTTAGTTTTGGAGTTAATTAGAGATGGCAAATTTATCTGGATTTGATGCAAGCAAAGTGGAGCCCAACGATTTCGGCGTGATTCCTGCTGGTGATTACGAGGCTTGCATTGTCAACAGCGAGATGAAGGCGACGAAGGACGGTACCGGCCAATACTTGAATCTGGAGATTCAAATTGTTGGTGGACAGTATCAGAACCGCAAGCTGTTCGAGAAGTTGAACCTAGTCAACAAGAACGATACAGCGGTGACGATTGCCAAAGGAACCCTGTCGGCAATCTGTCGTGCGGTGAACGTGTTGACTCCGAACGATTCGAGCGAGCTGCACAACAAGACTTTTCGCATTTCGTTGACGACAAAGAAAAGCGACTACAGCGGCGAGATGGAAAATCGAATCAAGTCGTTTAAGCCTCGCTCGGCTGGTCCTGTTGTGGCGGCGGGTGAGACTGTTTCTGCAACTACCACTAGCAAGGCACCTTGGTAGCAAAATGGAACTGCGTTGGTATCAGCAAGAGGCTGTCGAGGCTGTCTACAACCACCTTTGCACGCAAGCAGGCAATCCGATTGTTTGCTTGCCTACAGGGTCGGGCAAGAGCCTCGTAATTGCAGAACTAGCACGACGCGCCATTACGGACTTTGGCGGTCGTGTTCTGGTTCTTCAGCATCGGAAGGAACTGATTTCGCAGAACGCTGACAAGGTGCGCAAACTGATCTCGATTCCTGTCGGGGAATACTCGGCAGGACTTCGGCGGTACGCGACCAAAGAGGACATCGTGCTTTGTGGTATCCAGAGCGTTTACAACAAGGCTTCCTTGTTCGACGTTCGGAACCTGATTTTGATTGACGAAGCTCATTTGTGTTCACCATCGGATGAGTCGATGTACCAGACGTTCCTGAACGATATGCGGACAATCAACCCGACGATTCGATTCGTTGGATTGACTGCAACGCCATACCGGACGGGTGAAGGTGCATTGTGCAAGGCTGATGGGGTTTTTCAGAAGTTGGTTTACAACGCGCCAATTAAGCAACTCATGGAAGAGGGGTATTTGTGCAGGGTGACAAACAAGCCAGCGGTGGGACAGGTTGACACCTCGTCACTCCACTTGCGGTATGGAGAGTTTATCACGAAGGAAGTCGATGCGTTGTTTGGCGGGATGGCTACAGCGGAAGCCTGCAAGGAAGTCCTTCAGGCTTGCGTTGGTCGGCGTTCGATCATGGTTTTTTGTTCGTCGGTCAAGCATGCTGAAGGTGTTGTTTCAACGCTTCGGACGCTGACTGACGACATGGTTGAGATGGTGGAGGGTGGCACGACTCCTTTAGAACGTGCTTCGATACTGGCGGGGTTCGTGTCTCAGAGCATTCGTGTTTTGGTTAATGTCGATGTGCTGACTACCGGATTCGATGCTCCTTGCGTCGATGCCATAGCGATCCTGCGAGCAACTGCATCGCCAGGGTTGTTTGCTCAGATCGTTGGCCGTGGACTTCGAACCCATGTTTCCAAGCAAGATTGCTTGGTTCTGGACTTTGGCGAGAACATCAAGCGACATGGTCCGATTGATGCAATCGACTTCGGCAAGCCGCGATCGCCAAAGGGAGAATCGCTACCAGCCGACGACGAGGGCAAAGAGTGTCCAAATTGCCAGCTAGTAGTTCCAAGTCGAAAGCAGTCCTGCGAGTGCGGCTTCCGGTTCTCGGTTCGAGTGCCAACGCACGAAGAAAAAGCCGATACGGTGGCGCAAATCATTAGCGAGCCTGAAGTGTTTCAAGTCAGTATGGTGAGGTACTACAAGCACGAAAAGGAAGGCAAGACGCCAAGTTTGCGAGTCGATTACCACCTGACTGGCGAAGGCAACCTAGAACCGATGATTTCGGAATGGGTTTGCTTGGAGCATTCAGGATTCGCACGACGCAAGGCTGAGGGATGGTGGGCGGCCAGATGCGAACTGGAGCCACCCACGAGCGTTGATGATGCGTTGCAGGTCGCTGGAGTGGTCGCTGTACCGCGTTCGATTACGGCAGTGCGTGAAGGTAGGTTCTGGCGAATCACTGGGGCTGAGATTGAAGAGATACCGGATTCGAGTTTGTTAGTTGTTACTGAGGAAGAGGAGATGCCATTTTGAACGAATGTAAATGTGAATCTCGAAAGCAGGTATTTCGTGTTTTTGCGAACGGAACCAAACACTATGGCGAACAGTGCCAGATATGCGGAACCTTCTTTTCAAAGAAAAAAAGCGAAGTATCCGAGGAATCTCTTGTTGAGTTTGATGAGTCAATCAAGCAACAGCATCGACAAAGCATTAGCGACCATTTTCAAAAGGTGCGAGACAACCAATCTGCTGACATCCAAAACAAGATGGATGCACGACGAAAAAAGTACGAAGCGTATATCGAATCCGATTTGTGGAAGAAGCGTCGTCTTGTGATTCTAGAACGCGACAAGTGGATTTGCCAAGGGTGCTTAAAACGCAAGGCAGACCATGTTCATCATTTGACATACGACCGACTTGGTAACGAACTTGCTTTCGACCTGATTTCGGTTTGCTGGATTTGCCATGACAAGGCACACGGAAAAGAAAAAGTAGACTTGACCGGAATACTACAACAAGCCAACTGAAAACGAAATCAATCTCATGGAAGTACAACAAGCAGCAAAACTTTACGCTTCACTCGGATGGCACGTTCTGCCAGTCAAAGGTAAGGTGCCGGCCGGGGGCGATGGCTGGCAATTCAAGACGACCGACGACCAGGAAGCAGCGGAAGTGCTGGCTACCATTGGCGACGGAATTGGTGTCCAACTTGGTAACAAGTCTGGCATCGTCGATGTCGAATGCGACAGCGAGGAAGCATCTTTGGAACTGGAGCGATTGCTGGGAACGATTCCAGCGACTCCAACATTCCAATCAACTCGCGGCAAGCACTACCTTTTCAAATGGTCGGCCGGCTGGCCTGCACCCAATAAAGCAGTGTTCAAGATCGGTGCGATTGAGTTTCGAACCGGCAACGCTAAAGCAGCTCAGTCGGTATTTCCACCGAGTGGTGGGCGGGAGTGGGTTGTGGATCCGACGACTCCGGTGGCTGAGTTTCCATCGATGGACAGGATCCACGAAGCCTACGAGGCAAACCACAAGCGGAAAGAGTTCCAGCCGATTTCGGATTCGTCACCAAGTTACAGCGATGGCGAAACGCTAGACGTTCCAAAATGGCTTAGCAAGCACGGTGTTTCGATCATCGGCCGCGACGAGGTTGAGGGCGTCACCCGCTGGTACATCGACTGTCCTTGCAAGGATCGCCACACGACAAAGGACGCTGTGAAAGATTGCTGCGTGACTCAGGAAGCGACCGGCAAGCTTGGTGGCCATTGTTTCCACCAGTCTTGCGGAATGGGTTCCTGGGAAAGTTTACGCGATGCAGTCGGACCTTTGGAGTTCAGCGACTACCACGACATGACTGCAGTCGATGAAGTTGATTTGTCTAGGATCATGAATCAGCTTTGGGCGAACAAGTCGCAAGAGAACGCCAACGAGAACACCGACAACGACGAAGATTTTTGCCTAGCGATGGTGCCAGACGATGGATTGCTCAGGAAGATTTTCGACTACTACTTGGACAATTCAATCAGGTCCAGCAACATCATGGGGCTGGCGGTGTCGCTTTCGATTTGCGAAACGATCATGGGCAGGAAGGTTGCCTCCCATACGGACTTAAGAACGAACGACTACAACCTGATTATCGCCCAGACATCCAGCGGAAAGGAAGCCTGCGAATCGACTGTCTCGAAGATCCTTGACGCTGCAGACCCTGCAGGACAATTCCTGCTTCCTCCGAACGTGCAGAGCGGCAATGGATTGATTCACGCAGTCGCCAAACAACCTTGCGGGATTTGGGTTTGTGACGAGTTCGGAAAGACGCTACAGGCGATTCTGGACAAGAAAGGGAACAAGCACCTTAAAGACATTGGAACCAATCTGCTGACGCTTTACGGGAAAGCCAATTCAACCTATGGAGGTGCTGCCCATTCGGATGGTGTACGCAACAAGATAATCAATCCGCATCTGGTGCTTCTTGGATTGTCAACAGGTTCGACGGTGTTCTCCCATGTCAGTACTGAGCAGGTTTCAGACGGACTGATTGGACGGATTGCGTTCTGGCCGGTTCAAGAAAGACCGAAACGCAAGAAGCGAAAGTCGATCGTGAAGCCGAACGAGGATCTTGTTTCTGCAGTTAAAGCTTGGGTTGATTTCACACCAGGCGGGAATCTTGGCGCACAGTTTCCAGAGACCAAAACCATCCAAATGAGTTTCGACGCTAGCGAGAGATGGGACCAGCACGAGAACGCCATCGATGAAAAGATGGATGGGGAATCCTCCAGTCGTGCTGCAGTGTGGGGGAGGGTTGCAGCTCGTGCCATGAAGTACGCCTTGATCCACCGCATGAGCCGGATGGAGACAACTCCAGCTACCACCGAGTTCGCTTTCGTCTTGGTCGAGATCCAAGATGTAAACTGGGGCATTAAGCTTGCCAATTGGCTGGCTCGGATCGCTTGCGAGCTTATCGAACAAAACACCATCGACTCCGGCAAGCTGAAGGCGAAGGCGATTTTAGCCAAAGCGGTTGAGCAAGGACCAGTCAACGTCAGAGACCTAATTCGAGCCGCCAGAGACCTTTCGTCCGGCGATTTCGCATCTGCAGCTCAGGAACTTGGATTGCACGTTCGTCTGGACAAAACTGGTGGGAGACCACGAAAGTACTACGAAAGACCAACGAAAACATAGGGTGAAAAACAAACTTCCTTTTGTCCGTACATAGAGACTAAGAGAGGTAAAGACTCCCCTATAGAGACTCCCTAAAAGGAAGGAGGAACATCTCAGGACAAAAGGAAATAAGGACTTAAGTAATAAGTAATAGAAGTGTTTGTTTAATTATTGACTTACTGAATCACGGAAGGTACTACTCAATGGCAACAAATAAGAAAGGCTACTATGGAACGGCTAAAATCCTTGACGATTGTGCTACCCGGCAAACTGCCAACTTGGAACGCACTGCTGGCAATGAATCGATTCAAGCGGGCAAAGGTCCGGCATTCGATTCACCAGTTAGTATTCGAATCCATTCGTACCGATGCCGATTGTGTGACGTTGACGGGGTTAGCGGCAAAGCCCTCCTTGATGGATTGGTACACGCCAACGTCATCGCAGACGACTCGACGAAAGAAGTCGTCGAAGTGCTGTTCAAGCAAACGAAGGTTAAAAACAAGTCGGACGAAAAAGTCGTCGTGACGGTGGTTAGGGTGTAACGCAGTTTTTGCATTGTAACAGTCGTCGCGTT